AAAGTGTTAGACGATCTTGGGCATGGGGTTATTACAGTAGATAGTGATCCTGCTAAAGGTGCTAGTTTTACATCCGTAGAGGATGCTATTAAAGAATGTCGTATGTTTGATACTGTACATATCTGCACACCTAATTTTACACACGCTAAATTAGCTAGACAAGTAGCCCCACATGCTAATATTGTGTTTATTGAAAAGCCAGGTGTTAGTACCAGTGCTGCATGGAGCAATATTGTATTAGACAATCCTAACACACGCTTCATGATGGTTAAAAACAACATGTGGCGTAGTAACATTGCCGATTTACAAGCATTAGCCAACAAGGCTAAAATTGTAAACATACGATGGATTAGAAAAAACTGTGTTCCACACCCAGGCAGTTGGTTTACCACACGTGAGTTGGCATTTGGTGGAGTTAGCAGAGACCTAATGCCACACCTGTTGAGTTTGTACATAGCATTGAATCCCAATTGGCGCACTGAGTCAGTTAACGGCAAGGGCGCACAAATGATGTGGACGTTAAAAGATATCGAAAGTACCGAATACGGAGTAGTCAACTCCAACGGCACATACGATGTAGATGATAAATGTCATATTGATTTTGGTAGCAAGTGGGGTTGTCAGGCAGATTGGCGTAATATGATTGCTGATAATAGTTCTATACAATTTATTATGCAGGATAACAGTGTAGAAGTATTTGATCTCGGGTGGTGTCCTGAAGATGCATACAAAAATATGATACAGGATGCTGTTAATAATTTAAACAACATGGATTTTTGGTCTGAGCAACTAGCACAAGACTTGTTTATCCATCAACAAATAGAAACATTATGAAAGTAAAATGTTTACAAACTAGGGGCCAAGGTTATTTTGAAGAAGTAGACTATGAAATTCCTGCATGGGATCAAAATAATATCTACGTTCGTGCTGTAATGACTGGTGTGTGTCGAAGTGATATAGACATGATGTTGGGCGACTTTGGCCCATTGCCATTACACATGCAAGGACACGAAGGTATTGGACAAGTTATGTCAGTTGGTGCTAGTTGTACCGATGTTAAAACTGGAGATTATGTTGCCACACGTGGTGAACCCGCTTATGCTGATCAGTATACTGTACGTAAAGGTGAATATGTAAAAATTCCCGAAGCACATCCTCGTTATATTTTAGAACCAGTGGCTTGTGGTATTAACCTTATCGAGCAAGCCACTGAGTATCTACAGGATCGTCAAGGCACACATGAAAATAACCGTATGCTTATTATTGGTAGCGGATTCCTTGCTTGGGTTGCTTATCACACAATGCGATTGAATGGTTATATTTTCCACGTAGATGTACTAGGTCACAACAATCGAGAACTTTGGGGCGATAAACTGTTATCAAGTACTATCGAAAACTACGATGTTGTAATTGATCTTACTGGAAACTACGAACTAGGTACACAAATTAACCTAAATAACAATGCGGTGATTGTGGACGGTGTTGGTAAAGCTGTGTCAAAACAAGAAGCACAGGCACAGCTTTGGAAAGCTGTTACAACTATCAAGCCCAGTCCTCGTAATCCAAAGTTTATCGATTGTATGCACATGGCCAAGTATTGGATTGAAAAAGGTTATCTAGAGGTTGATTCTTTTTGGACTAGAAGTTATAATCGTACTACTGAATGGCAACAAGCGTTTGCGGACGGCGTTAATCGTCCGAGTGGTTACAGCAGAGGTTATATTAAATGGGACTAAACACTGAAGAACGGCAAGATGTCGTTTACTTTACAGGCTACGAGGTTGAACATACTATTTGTCATGGCATGTTTACTTTGTTTGTTGTAGGTACACCTCCTATCGAAGAAATTCTTACAAAAGCTGAAGAAAGCAAAGTAAAACATATCTATTTTGGTACTAGTCAAAGTTTTAATCCTAAAGGAATTACATTCCAAGAATACCGAGCATGGGATGATGTTATTATTCCTTGTTTAAAGAAAGATTACTGGGTGACTCTAGACTTTGATGTCAGTCATTCCGAAGGAGTACTTGAATCTTGCTATTGTGAATATCCAAGATTCGTACCAATGATTAGCTGTAAGATCCCTTACATTAATCAATTTAATTATAATGCCACACTTAAACTGGATGATCGCACCTGGGGTGCTACCAATCCTGGTGTGTGGACTCATCAACTGCACGATCTAATGAGTAAAGACAAATACACTTATTGGGATCAATATACACAAGACGAAAGTTTAAAATGAAAACAGATTGGGCAAAATTAACACCTTATACATTCCCATTAAAAGGAATGACACAGCCTAAAGAAATTTGTGCTGTAATGAAACAACTTAGTATTGACAAGTATGTTTACGAGCTTCGTAATAATCATACTATCAAGTATGGAATGAGTGCAGATAATGAAAAATTTCACGGTGCCAGGATTTATCGACAAGTGGGACATTTAGCAAGTTGGGGAACAGCTAAAATAGTTGGTAATAATGGTAAACCTTTTTTGGATATTGATGCCGAGTTTAAAAATAGATATGGCGCAAATATCGATCATAAAGACATAATTGTCACTGTATGGGGATTTGATAATTACCCTTGGCGTACCATTAACTTTAGAAAAGAACTTATTGAAGCAGAAAGCTATTTAATAAGTCAATACGAAATGGTTCATCAAGAGAAGCCTGTGGGTAATTTGTTTGATGAATCATACTGGAGCAATAAAGCCGCACCACTTAAATCAGTATGGGATAATATATTCGAATGAACAATACACTAAAACAAGATTGGCGTCCAAACAAAATGATCTGGGTCACCTTCCAAAAAGAAGGCATCCACTGTTATCCAGCGGCCGCAACTGATCCGAACCTAGCAACAGGAGATGAATATGATGTATCGTTTTTGGCTACTCCTCATCGTCATATATTCCATTTTCGCGTTTGGCTTTCAGTTACCCACAACGACCGTGATGTCGAATTCATCCAGTTCAAACGCTGGTTGGAAAATTTATACAAAGATAGTATACTAAAACTAGATTATAAAAGTTGCGAGATGATGTCAGATGATTTATATGACGTCATTTCACAAAAGTATCCAGGCCGTGAGGTTTGGATTGAGGTCTCCGAAGATGGAGAAAATGGTTCATTTATTAAATATTAAGGAAAGCTATAATGGCTAAGAATTACAAGGACATCAACTATTTCGAAACTCGTCCTGATATTGTTAAAATTTTCGACGACTTGGAAGCATTCCGTGACTGGTGTTGCTTAGAATTGTGTGAATTTAACGAAGCATATCTCTACAATAGAGAAAGTTGGCAGTGGCGTAACTTTGATAAAAGTCGTCGTCCTAAAAAAGCGTTCAATGGTGAACGTAAGCCTTACTTAGGCAACAAACCTCGTTACAATAATAATGAACGTATTTCTAATTGATTTAGAAGCCGTCGAAACTAGGTATACTGGTGAATGGAAACGCCACGTACCTAATCTCTTACGAAAGGCAGGACACAATGTTCAAATTATATCTGGGCCTCAGGATATTCCTTCAGCCACTACTCCTGGTGCTTTTCTTAATTTTGGCGGCACCAATATCTATAAGTCTAGCCAAGTGGAACAAATGGGGCGCTTATTTTGCTCCGGATCAGTTCAGCCTGGCGATCACTTTATCTTTACCGATGCTTGGCATCCTGGCATAATTAACTTAAAATATATGAGCGAACTATTGAATATTCCAGTAGTTACACACGGTCTTTGGCACGCCGGATCATATGACCCTCAAGACTTTCTTGGAAGGTTAGTTGGTGATAAACCTTGGGTAAGATTTGCAGAGAAGAGTTTCTTTGAAGCATTTGATCATAATTATTTTGCCACGGACTTTCATATCAAAATGTTCTGTAATAATTTGTTGCACGTTATGATGCCGCAAAGTATTGAAGGCTTTAAAGAGTTAGGAAAGATTGTACGTACAGGCTGGCCGATGGAGTATATGGATGATACATTGACCGTATACAAGAATATGCCAAAACGCAATCTTATACTTTTCCCACATCGCATCGCTCCTGAAAAACAAGTAGATATCTTCCGAGACTTGGCTAAACATTTACCACAATATGAATTTGTAGTATGTCAGGATCAACAGTTAACAAAAAATGAATATCATAACTTGTTAGGCGAAGCAAAGATGGTGTTTAGTGCTAACTTACAAGAAACACTAGGCATTAGTTGCTATGAAGGTGCGGTAGTTGATGCCATTCCTATGGTTCCAGATCGATTGAGTTATACAGAAATGTACTATGATACTTTTAAATATCCTAGTGTATGGACTAATGACTATGATACTTATACCGTTTATAGGCCAGATTTATGTCGTACAATAATAGAGCATATGGATAACTATTCTACAAGAATACCTTCCATACGCAAACAAACAAAGGACTTATATGACAATTTCTTCAGTGCAACCAGTCTCTTACGAATGGTCAAGTGATAGTACTGGTGCTGGGTTTATAGCCCAAGATATCATAAAAATTGATACTAGTACTATGGCTAATATCAGTGCGGCTGCTGGAGGAACGGGTAATGTTACTATTAGTAACACCACTGGAACTAGTTACTACTATACTGGCGCAGGTCTTAGTAATAGCGGTACGATATCTATCGGCACTATTGGTTCTGGAGCAACTGTTACGCTTAATGGTGCCGGTACTGGATACGACTGGACTCAATCATTTCCAGTAGATTTTGTCAACGCATTTCCAGACTGGGACAAAGTAAAAAAGATGTGTGAAGAATATCCCGGATTAAAAATAGCATTTGAAAAGTTTCAAACAACTTATAAATTAGTAGTAGACCATTATGATACTCCAGAAGATAAAAGACCTAAGCCTTAATTGGCTAGAACGTCACGACCGTAAACGTATTATTATGGATCGTACAGAAAACGAACCATACTTAGAGCGTTACTATGTTCTGTTCAAAGAACGTGTAACATTCCCATACAACGTATTTTTACACAAATTCTTAAAGTCAGATCCAGATGATGTACACGATCATCCTTGGAACTATTTTACTATTATTCTTAAAGGCGGCTACTATGAGTGGATCGCTCAGTTTAATCCAGACGGTACAAAAAGTTGTGAAGTAAGAGTATGGCGCGGTCCGGGTAGTTTCCGCTTTGGTAACACGCATACTTTTCATCGTATTGAATTAAAAGAAGGCGTTACTCCTTGGACATTGTTCTTTGTGGGTAAGCGTCAACGTGAGTGGGGATTTATTGTAGAAAATAAATGGATCCACTTCGAAAAATATTTAAGTGATAGAAAGAATGGCATACTTCCCAACACCAATTAACGTATCAACAGCTAATCACGCTTTTCCTGTTCCGACTACTACTGTTCCAAATGGTGGTTACATAACATCAACTGGAACCAACACTGTTTGGACTACTGGTACTAGTGTTGCCAATCCTTATGACGCGGTAATGGTTATCAATCAAGGTGACCCTCCTCAATTAGATGTTAAAGGTCGGATGGTTATCAATGGGCGAGACTTGGAAGAACGGTTGGAAACGATTGAAAAAGTCTTGAATATTCCAGAAAGAGATGTTATACTAGAACATAAACACCCAAAGCTCAAAGAACTGTACGATGCGTACATAAATGCTTTGGGCAAATATAGAACATTTGAAGCAATAAAAGGAGATGATGATGCAACTTGAACAATTACACGAATCAATTAAAGATACCTACAAAGAAATAGTTATCAAAGAACAAGAAGGATTTCGCCTTGTGTTAAAAAAACACCAAGTACTAAGTCCTAAAGGGTTATTTGCTCTTGATTTAGAACAACAGCATTTGAAAGACGGCGAGATAGTCGATTCTTGTACCTATAATTTCTTTATGGACAAGGAAGAATTACAAACGTTGGCGGACGGATTGACAGCGTGAAGAAAGTTTATTACAGCTGGAAAGACGTTCAAGGAGCAGTTTTAGAAATCGCCCGTCAAATGAGCATTGTTGATTGCTGGAAACCTGACTATATAGTAGGTATTACCCGCGGTGGAGCAATTCCTGCTGTATTATTAAGTCAGTATACTGGCATTCCTATGAAATCGCTAGACGTTAGTCTACGAGATGGCGGAGACTTGGTCAGTAATTGCGGTATGGCTGAAGATGCTTACGAAGGTAAAAATATTCTTGTTGTAGATGATATTAATGATCAAGGCAGTACCATTGCGTGGATCAAAAAAGATTGGCGTTCAAGTGCTTTACCTAGTGCTATTCGTTGGGATAATGATATTTGGCACAGGTCTGTTCGGTTTGCTACACTCACTAACAATTTAGCTAGTAAAGAATCAGTTGACTACTCTGTGTGGGAAGTTAACAAAACAGAAGAAGATTGTTGGCTAGTTTATCCTTGGGAGGATTTTTGGAAATGACATCTGCTATTATTAAACTTATTTTTGGTATTACATTAATTGTAATTGCTATTGCACTTGGGCCTATTATAGGTATCTGGGCGTTGAATACACTATTTCCTGCATTACAGATTAAATTAACTTGGGAAACCTGGTTAGCATTTAATGTATTGTTTGGTGGAAGTATTGCTACTAAGTTAAGAAAAAATGATAACTGAAAAAGAAATACAAGAAAAAATCTCCAAAGTAGAGTTTGACTTGGCCGAACTTAAAAAGAACGGTGGCGGTGATCGCGGTGTTACTGCCTTAAGTGACTATATCGAGTATTTACAAGATGAACTTAAAATGGTGAGAGATGCTAACAGAACTAGAACAAGCACTGGCAAGTAAACTTGCTCCGTGGACTGAAATAGAATATAGAACAAAAACTTTTTGGGTGTTTAAAGATGCATATCCAGTTACCGAAGGGCATTTGTTATTTGTGCCTACCTACAAAAAATCTGAAAACTTATACGAGTGTTTCAAAGCCGCATACAAGTTTGGTTACGATGGAGTCGAAGCAGAAAAGTGGGAAGGCTTCAACATCGGACAAAATGTCGGGCAGGTTGCTGGTCAAACAGTAATGTATCCGCACGTACATATGATTCCCAGGCGTACAGGAGATATGGAGGATCCAAGAGGCGGTATTCGCCACGTTATTCCAGAAAAGGGTAACTATAAAAATGGAAACAGTTGATACTGTATGGGAAATTAAACTCCTTTGGAATAACCAAAATAAGTATTGGTGGAATGAAGTTTGTGCAGATGTAGTAGAAATATTTGGGTTACCTGGAGATCGATTTACAAGTCATCCGTACGAGGATTGTATGTTGTTTCGTTTTAAATCAAAAAAGGATTATCAATTATGCAAAATACTTCTATCAGACAAAATTTAGATTTTTATTCAGTAATGGTATTAGGACTTGCCGGTCTTGCATTTGCAATTTATTGGAATTATACCCACCCTCATATGGTTGTTAGATATGACTGTAGTATAGCAGAGATAAGTCCAGATTATCCTATAGCTGTTAAAGAAGGTTGTCGCAAACTTCGAGCAGAAAATATATTGCAATCGCCTAAATAAACCTATATAATATACACATAGGAGTAATAATGACTGAATCCAACACATATAATATTGACGAAGAAGAAGGCAGACCTTTACACGTGGCCATTCGTGAACAAATGAAAAAACAAGGTCAACGCTTTTGGGCTGGTGACAATATCAGCGAATACGTTGATGAAGAACAAAAAGAAGTATTGATTGAAGAAGCTACTGTGGCTTTTGAAAAAGTTCTGGACGCTCTACTGATTGATAGAGAAACAGATCCAAATTCGCGCGGTACTGCGAAGCGTCTTGCTAAAATGTATTTTAATGAGGTGATGAGTGGAAGATATGAACCAGCCCCAGACGCAACAGCGTTCCCAAATGATTCGGCAGACCGTTATGAAGGTATGCTTGTTGTACGCAGTGAATTGCGTAGTATGTGCAGTCATCATCACCAACCTGTGGTTGGTGTGGCTTATATTGGTATTATTGCTGCCAGTAAACTTATTGGTTTATCTAAGTATACCCGAATCGCACAGTGGTGCGCCCGGCGAGGTACTCTCCAGGAGGAACTTTGTAATGATATTGCTAGGGAAATCCAAAAAGCAACAGAAGCTAGAGACTTAGGCGTGTATGTACAGGCTATACACGGTTGCTGTGAGAATCGCGGTATTATGGCACACTCTAGTCTAACACAGACTACAGTATTAAAAGGTGCGTTCAAAGACGACCACGGTACAAAGAAAGAGTTTTTTGATAACATTAAAATGCAACAAGAGTATGCTTCAAAATGATTAAAAAAGTATTTGCAAGAATACTAAGCGAAGTGTTATACTACTTAGGCCATTGGATTAGTTTTCCAATGCACTGGTTTGACTGGGCCTGGCTATATCCTATATACAATCGATTAATGTGCTGGAGTAATAATGTACAAGACTGGGCAGGTAATAAACTGCCCTGGAGGAAAATAGATGACTAATGCGAAACAGTTAACTGATGAACTTATCTATCGTATGAAAACTACAAGCCTAAATAAGTTTGAAATAAAGCGAGAAGTAGGTCCTAACTGGTTGCCTGACGGAACTATTCCGTTTGATATTAGTGCTACTAAAGGTATTGCTATTTTTACAGTATGGGCAGAAAGCATACAAGATGCAGAAGATCAAGTAAGTCAATTTTTAGAAAGAGATAATGATGAGTAAGATTAAAGTAGCAGAACTATTTTACAGTATACAAGGAGAAGGCAGATATATGGGGGTGCCCAGTGTGTTCCTTAGAACTTTTGGCTGTAATTTTCGCTGTGCAGGATTTGGTATGCCTCGTGGAGAACTAAGTACAGAAGCAGAAGATGTATCCGAGGTAGTACACTTATATAACAAATATGAAGAACTTCCTTTGGTTTCTACGGGTTGTGACAGTTATGCTAGTTGGCATCCTAGTTTTAAAGAACTTAGTCCAATGCTCACTTCAGACGCAATCGCCGATAGAATCTCGGAAATTATTCCGTTTGGAGAATGGCAAGACGAACATCTAGTTATTACTGGCGGTGAGCCATTACTAGGTTGGCAACGTGCTTATCCAGACTTGTTGGATCATCCTAAAATGTCTGGTTTGAAAGAAATTACATTTGAAACAAATGGTACTCAAAAGCTAACTCCAGAGTTTAAATCTTATCTGGCAAACTGGATCGACGGTGATGCTAATGGGCATTGCAGAAATAGTACCAGTCTTACTTTTAGTGTAAGTGCTAAACTTCCAGCAAGTGGTGAGAAATGGGAAGAGGCTATTCTTCCAGAAGTTGTTTGCGAATACGAACAAGTAGGAACAGCATATTTGAAATTTGTAGTAGCAACAGAAGAGGATGTTAAAGATGCAGAACAAGCAGTTGACGAATTTAGAACGGCAGGCTTTAAAGGTCACATATATCTTATGCCTGTTGGTGGTGTTGAGTCTGTTTATAATCTCAATGCTAAGTCCGTTGCCATTGCAGCAATGAAGCGTGGTTGGCGCTATAGTGATAGGCTACAGGTGCCATTATTTAAAAACGAATGGGGTACTTAAAATGTTTTTTATGACTTGTTTTACAGTTGGATGGATAGTTTTAGTAGTATTATTGTTACGCTGGACTAAAAATGTCTCCAGTGCTTGCACTGGTAATTGTAGACAGGGCAGAGATTGCAATTGTCAGGAAAAAAAATGATTAAAAATTTATTTAAACGAATGCTAGGTATCGATAAGTTAGAAGAAAACTTACGAATACTTAAAGAATTGGAAACAAAGGCTGTAGCATCAACAGCCAAAGCTCAAAAAGCAGAAGAACAAGCTAAAGCAAGTCCAAAAGAACGTGCTACTGCCCGTGGCGAACCTTATGTAGCTGTATTAGACACGCACGTAAATAAAGATAATATACGCAATGGGTTTTTTGAGCTTGACTGGAACGCCGAGTTTATAGTACAATTAAAACAAGCTGGATACGGTTATGATGGTGATCCAGATGAAGAGATTGTCGATCGTTGGTTTAGAGATTTGGCGGGCAATATGTTAGCCGAAGCTGGTGAAGCTAATCCTGGGCGAACTATCGGTGGTTATATCAATGTAACAAAATTAGGTAACGGCAGAGCCGAAGTAGAATGACATATATTATAGTTGATACTGCTAACACATTCTTTCGTGCTAGACACGTAGTACAAGGGTCAGCCGACATTAAGCTCGGTATGGCATTTCATATTACCTTTAACAGTATCAAGAAAGCGTGGCAAGACTTTGGAGGTGAACACGTAGTATTCTGTCTCGAAGGTCGAAGCTGGCGCAAGGACTTTTACAAGCCTTATAAAGCTAATCGAGCAGAAACTCGTGCGGCTATGACACAGAAAGAACAAGATGAAGATAAATTGTTCTGGGAAGCGTTTGATGAGTTTAAGAATTTCATTACAGAAAAAACTAACTGTACTGTAATGCAACACCCTAATTTAGAAGCAGACGATTTAATTGCAGGGTGGGTGCAAGCACATCCACATAGCAAACACGTTATTATTTCGACAGATGGAGATTTTGCACAATTAATTGGTCCTAATGTTAGCCAATATAATGGTGTAGGCGATTTGCACATTACACACGAAGGAATCTTTGATGCTAAAGGTAAACCGGTTAAAGATAAAAAGACAGGGGAGCCTAAGCCTGCACAAGATCCAGAATGGATGCTGTTCGAAAAATGTATGCGAGGCGACACAAGTGATAATGTCTTTTCGGCTTATCCAGGTGTACGAACGAAAGGGTCAAAGAATAAAGTTGGTCTCCAGGAGGCATTTGCCGATCGTAAGGCTCGCGGATATTCTTGGAACAATTTAATGTTGCAACGTTGGGTCGACCACAATGGTGAAGAACACAGAGTCCTGGAAGATTATCAACGCAATGTGCAGTTATGCGATTTAACAGCACAACCAGATGATATTAAGGCTAAGATTAAAGAAACAATCAAAGCTAACGCTATTCCAAAAGAAGTTACACAGGTCGGTATTCGTATGCTGAAATTTTGTAACACTTGGGATATGAAAAAGATTGCTGATAACATTCAGCAATATGCAGAACCTTTCCAAGCAAAATATCCAGAAACGGATGTTACTTGGCGTAAATTAACCGAGGAAATTTAAAATGGCAAAACTAGCTAAACTAGCAAAAGTAAACGAATCAATTACCCTAAACCGTTATGACAACGGCTATATGGTAGAAGTAGGTGGACGCGATGATGAAAGCGAATGGAAGACCGCTAAGATTCTTTGCAGTACAGATGAAGAAATGCTTGCTGTAGTCAAAGAGTGGACTACAATGGATTTGGATAATTAAGGAAATAACTATGGCTCAGTGGACTGTCAGTACATATTATAAAAAATCTTGTCAAGAAGTTGAAACGTACAACCAGCGTAATGGCGATGGTAAAATCACTGTTACAAACGGATTTCGTTATGGTGAGTGGACTGTAGAAACTACAGATGATAATCCACCTGAGTTTGAGTTTACAGAAGTACCAGGCGGTGATGGTAAGAAAGATAGTATCGATATGCTTAACTGCGAAGTTAACAATATTGAAAGCGTCGAACTTGTCGAAATGTTTGACGGTGGTTGCTGGTACGATGTAGAAATTGAAGGGCTTGACGAAGAAGCCGAAGAAGAGATTGAAGAATTTCTTGAAGAAAATAGTCCATACGAATTAGAAGAACGTGAAGACGACCCGTGGATGCAGGGTGATACTGAGTGGTGGATCTGGGGTCCTA